CACCGCGACGTTGGAAACCATCCCCTGGTAGCAGTAGCCGTGGTACCAGTTGTTCACCGGCCAGAGCGCGCCAAGGTCGAGCGTGAGCCAGTTGCTGCCGAACGAATACGTTGTGCCAGTAAAGGTTTGGGTCGGCCAGTTATCGAACTGGTACTTCCACGTCGTGCCGCTCGAATTGATTTCCCAGTACAGCGTGTGAACGAAACCGTCGTCGATCCGAAACGGCGTCTTGGTGTCGAGCACGTGTCCGGCATTGTCGTTCATGTAGATGTGCAGAAACGGGTCGAGCTGTTCGCCCGCGATGAACTGCAACGACTTGTTGGACGTAGTGTCGTTGAGCGCCAACATGATTCCAGATCCGTACAGCAGGACGTTGGCCGGTACCTGGAAGGTCATCAGGAAGGCCATTGTTGTGCCGGACTGCAATTCGGCGTTGCTGCCGTTGGTCAGTCGGATGATCGAGAAGTTCTCGACCGGCGTCGAGCCGTTGGGTGCGCCAGCTCGTGGCGGGTCGAAGTACGGCACCGACAGATCCTCGTCGCCCAACGCCGAACTAGGCGTACTGCCGACACGAGTCTGACCGCCATACGTGTATGTGTGCGTTGGCAATCCGGTGACAGCGCAGTGGTAGGTCGGTGACCCGGTTGTCTCGTCGAGGTCATTCAGCGGCCACCACCGATAGGGCTTGAGTGTCTTGAGATACTGCCCGTAGACCGTCGTCATCTGGGTATGGGACATGACTCCCATGATGTCGACAGCCTCGAGTGGTGTCTGTTGAAAGTTGCCGTTCTCCTGCCAGGTCGACGGCCAGCGCTCGATGAACCCCGTGAACAGAGTCTTGGTGGTGGCCGACCAGGTAGCGCGGACCCGAATTCGCTTGTTGAGCACCACGTTCGGGTAGTAGGTGCTCGAAGCGTTTTGCGGGTCCAGCGCGCCGTCCCGGTTGTCCATCATCAGTTTGAGCGTGCCGGACGAAAGCTGGCCCAGCTCATACTGTTTGCCGCGCATCGCGTCGATGTCCCACACGCGAGTTGTCACGTCTGTCCAAGTGCCAGCAGTGAATTCGATTTCTACTGCCATAGTCGGCCAGGTTGCCATGACTCTCCTACACGTTGAGTTGGAACCCCAAAGTGCCGCGACGTTGCATCTTGAGGAATTGCTGCCAAATATCTTGCGCCGCTTGGTCGATACCGCCGTGGCCGTAGACGTTGCCCTGCACCGTGAGGTGGAACTGAGCGCCGTTCAAACTGCCGCTGGCCTGCCCTTGGAATTGTCCCGCACCGCCAGCGAAACTGAAAGCACCGGAACCGATTCCACTGAAACCGAAGTTCTTCGGGTCGGTCACCATCTTGACTGCCTTCTCGATCGTGCCACCATGCTCGGAGATACCGACTGCGATACCCGTCGAGATGTGCTGGCCGATGTTGTCAGCGAAAAGACGTGAGGGCGAACCGATTCCGAGAGCCGACTTGGCAGCGCTGAGTGCGTTGCTGGCCAGGGATCGGAGTGCGCCGAACAGGGCACCGGCAGCGCCTTGCACACCAGAGATGATGCCTCGAACGATGTCGCCGCCGACGCTCACGAACTGCCCGATGAATCCGCGCACAATCTCGACGCACGTGTTCCAGATGTTGCGGAACGCGTCACCGATCTGGGCACCGACTTCGAGCACCTTCTGCCAGGCTTGCGACATCGCTTCTCCCACAGCGGAAACAATGTCGTTCCAGTACTGGCGCGCCGTCGAGACGATCGTCGACCAAGTGCTCGAGAGCCAGCTCGTGATGCCGTTCCACGCACTCGACGTAATCTCCGATACCCGGTTCCAGCCGTCCGAAATGTGTTGTCCCATCTCAGACATGCGCTGTTTGACGAATCCCGCAGCGGTGTCGAGGCCGGTCGAAATCGCGTTGGCCACGTTACCCATTGCGTGCCGGACGTTTTCGGATGCGTGCTGCATCGGCTCGGTGTTCATCGCGTTGACGACGTTGCCGAAAGCGTGGCGCACATTCTCCGACGCGTGCTGCATCGGCTCGGTGTTCATCGCGTTGACGACATCACCGAACGCATGACGCACGTTCTGGCTGGCGTGCTGCATCGGATCAGTCTTCATGGCATCCACCACGTTTGACATCGCGTGACGGAAGTTGTCCGACGCGTGCTGCATCGGCTCGGTGTTCATCGCGTCGTAGATGTCTTTCATCGCGTGACGGAAGTTGTCCGACGCGTGCTGCATCGGCTCTTTGTTCATCGCGTCGAAGATGTCCGAGATTGCGTGCCTTGTGTTTTCGGATGCGTGCTGCATCGGCTCGGTGTTCATCGCGTCGAGGACGTTGTTGAATCCCTGCCAGTGCTGGGTCAGCTCGTAGATGCCGAACGCCAGAAGTGCAATGAGCGCAATGAGTTCCGGGATACCAGTGCCGAGCATGGCAACCGTGAAGTTCCACGCCGCGACAGTGGCAGCGCCGAGCGCGATGACCAGAACCGTACCGATCGAGAAGGCCAAAGCGTCTGCGACGGCGGGGTGGTCGGCCATGAACTGCGCAACCTTGTTGGCCCCGTCGAGGAACTTGGTGAAGGCAGGCAGCAGATCCTCACCGAGCGTGATGCCCAGATCCGACATAGATCCCTTGAACTGAGCCATTTTTCCGTTGGTGGTAGCCGCCCACTCACCGAACGATTGCACCTTGTCGCCAGCGTTACCCATCGACTCACCGATAGCGTTCACGTTGTCTTTGAATTCGCCAGCGTTAGCGCCGGTCAGTTCGAGCACAGCCTGGAAGGATCGGACGCCGCCAACCATCTTCTCGAGAGCGCCAATTGGCGATTCCATACCGGCAGGCATCGACGCCAGGATCGAGTCGAACTTGTCGGTATCGTCGCCCGCAGCGCGGAGCTGGTCGAGGTATCCCGAAAAGCCCTGTGTGCCTTCACCGATCTTCTGAGTCAGCATGTCGAATGCGCCAGTGATGCCGCCACCACCCTGCAAAGTCGCCTTAACCTGGTCGGCCTGGATTCCGTAGTCGGCCATAGCCTTCGAGGCTTCGGTGGTGCCACCAGACAGATTGAGAAGCGTTGCGCGCAAGTGGGTTCCGGCGCTGGCTGCATCCTCACCCTGTGCGGTCATCGTCGACATAGCGCCGAGCACTTGATCGAGTCCGACACCGGCAGCGCTGGCGGCAGGCAGGACGTTTGTCATTGCCTGGGTCATGTCTTCGAGTCGGGCGTCACCGCGCGAAGTGGATTCGATGAGCGCGTTCATCGCGCCGGTAGCTTGGTCGGCTGGCAGGTGGAATGCGACCATGACGCGCGACAGTGCCTGTGTGGTCTCTTCGAGGTCAGATCCACCGACGCGCGCGCCTTCTGCCGCAGCAGTCATGACTTTGAGGTTGTCGGCCACGTCGTGGAAACCAGACGATGCAACGTGCCAGTCGGCAGTCGCGAGTTCCGTTGCGGTGTAACCGACTTGCGTTGCGAGAGTCTTGAATCCGTCGGCCAAGCCAGGGAGCTGTTGCGCGGTCTCGCCAGCGTCCGTCTGTAGCTTGGTCATCGCGGTCTCGAAGTCGGCAGCCATTTCGATCGACTTCACCGAAACGATTGCCGCTGCGCCAGCGATGCCGATGCCCAAAGCCTTACCGACACCGGCCATTCCGGCAGCAGTCATCTCACCGCTTCGGCTCAACGTCATCATCGAGGTAGCCGCAGCGGACATGACGGAGAAGAATCCGCCAGCGGCTGCGTTGAGTTCGACCATTACCGGGATGCCCACGGCACTACCTCATTCCGAAAGATGTTGTCTCTGAATGAGATTACGCGTACTTAGCCAGCACCTTCTGGCAAGCGCCCTCGTAGATCGACGCCATATCGCCAGCGATCGCGGAGCGGGCCGGTTCCATGTAGGGCTTACGGCCTTCGATGAAACCGGAATACAGAAACGCCGGATGCCCGTGTGGCCCAGCGGTTATGGAAAACTCGTGGTCGCCGGTCTTGCGGAGACGCTTCGAGTTTGTGATGGACTTCCGCAGAGTGCCGGACTTAACGGGCACAATGCCTTTCGCCATTCGATTGATCTGTCGACCGGCCTCGCGTATCGCGTACATCGAGGCGCGGTCGACGTTTCGTTCCCAGTCGGCCTTCGCAGCATCCCATGCCGCCATGTTGACGAATGCACCAAATGCGAAGCCGCCCACTGGATTACCCCTTCGATGCTCGCTCTTGCTCGTCGGCTTCCCACTCGTGGACCACCGTGTCTACAGCAAGTATCGCATCGAGTTCGTATGTCGGAGTAGCCATTTGCTCGGTCAGCGATAGCCCCAACTGTAAAAGCCTGCGACGCCTGGCCGCTCGATGCAACCAGCCAGGCATTGCAGACTCATCCGAACCGCCCTCTAGCGCGCTACGGAACAACTTGAGGGCTAGGTAGGGGAACCGGGTGTCGGGTCGACGGACGTGTCGAGCTTCGGACCGCCGACGGCTTTGATGACCTTGCCGATTTCTTCCGACAGCTCGTTGACTTCGGTCGCCGTGAGGTCGAGAAGCACGTCCTCGGTCACGTCACCGAACGACCAACTCTCAACGTACGCAAGGATTGTCGCGTACTTGACGTTGCGCATGAGCCGGAAGCCCTGAGCGCCGATGAGACTCATCTGTTCGGCAGCGCTCTTGGACTGGATGTCCTCGGCTGCCTCTGCGCCCTGGTCCGAGATGAGCTGTGCGACAGCGGGAACCGACATCAGCTCGAACTGTGCGTCTTCGATGCGGGCCGACAGACGCTCGGTGAGCTTGCGCGGATCGCGGATCATTGCCCAGCCGTCTTCGCCAACAGTAACTTTCAACATGGTGTCCAGCTTTCACTACGGGAGTTTGGAAAGGGAAGTGCCGGTTCGTGATTCGATGAGTGAACCGGCAAGCCTCATATGCAACCTGGCCCCTGGCTCAGGCGTATGTGCCAGCCGCGACGGCGTTGACGAGCGTCACCTTCACCGGCGAATAGCCAGCAGTGGCACCGACATCGGTGACGTTACCGACGGCCTCGAACGAAACACTCAGCTCCACAAAGTCTTTGCCACGAGTGACATCGGCCTTGTCGTAGACGACCTTCGACATCTGCAATTCGATGGACGCCGTGCCCTGGGTGAACTTGAAGTCGAGCACCTGCGCAGTGTTGGCCAGGTATGCCGCCAGCATCGGGTCGGATGCGAGAAGCACTGCCGTGAACTTGCCGGTGACATTGATTGCGCCAGAGAACAATCCGTAAGGATTCTGGGAACCGTTCACCGTCTCGATGAATTCGACCTTGCGCTTGATGTCGATCTGCGAGTCGATGACATTGAGAACCGGAGTGCCGCCGACCTTTACGACGCCCGTGTACGCAGCGACCGGAGGAGTGGCGCTGTAGCTCGGAGTCGGAGTCGTGATCGACTGGGAACCCCACGAGTCCCACTTGCTCTGATAGGTCAGCAGACCGTTGGCCGCGAACTTGAGCGACAGCGATTCCTCTTGTGCCGCACAGAAAGCGCGCGTTACGTCGCCGTCGAAGTCACACAGCGTGTAAATCTTCGGCTGCCCGTCGCCAGTGTTCTTGGCAGCGAACGTGTGCGTGTACGGCGCAGAAGCGCCAGTGGTCGCGAGGTCGGGCAAGACGGACTGCAACTGGTAACCGATGGTGGCGCAGTTGACGTTTCCGTCGAGAGACATGCTGCCGGTCTTCTGAGCCGCTACCTTCTCGTAAGTGTCGACCGAGCTGCCACGCCAGGACTTGTCGTCGATCAGGGTGAGCTTGTCCGAAGACTTCGGGTCAGCAGTGATCGGAATGAAATCCGTTGATGCTACGGGAGTTCCGGGGACCGTCTCTTTGGCGATACCGATGAAACTGCGAAACCGTGCGATTGCCATTACTGGCTCACTTCCTCGTCATTGCCGTTGGCATTCGCATCGGCAGGCTTTTGCTTTGACTTACTGGGATCGTAAGCCTCGAAGCGAAGTTCGTCTGGATTCTCTTCCAGCTCAACGACATCGCCGTAGTTGACTTCGAGACTCAGTGCCGGG